CTCATGTCACTTTTTATTGCCTATGCATCCATTCAAGATAGGAAACCCCTAGCACAACTGCCACCATAACGGTTCCACTACTACAGTATTTAACCAAATGAATTGTATCCTCCGCACTGCAAAATGCCATGAGTATATCAATTGATTCCTCTCTAGATTCTGTTCTCTTTCTATACTTTTGACTGCAGCCAAGATAAACACACGAAATAGCCAATAAAAATCCAATACAGATAAGAACAGGCAGCAGAAGATCCAGTGGGTATTTCAGTAAAAATACATATATTGTAACGATAAATTTAATAATATCAGCCGTATGATCATAATAGTCTCCAAATACAGTTTCCTGATCATATCGACGGGCCATGTAGCCGTCTACACAATCAAACAGGTAGGATGCTAAAAAGAGAACAATGAAGCTGTTGATATATCCTTTCCATAAACATAAGGCAGCTCCGAGGCCCATTACAAGTGAATAGGTGGTAATCATATTGGGCGTATGCCCCGTTTTATGAAAGAAGGGTGTAATCCATTCAGTGAGTTGAAGGAATAAAAGATCAATAGGTCCTTCCTTGTCTGATTCTAATTTGTGCATACCCCTACTTGTTAAGAATAAAAGATACTAGTAGGGACATGCCGACTCTTCCACTTACAGAAGGGCACGTCATGTATTGGAAAGAGAAAGGTAATCCAAAAGGAAAGGTTGTCGTGATTCTCCATGGAGGACCCGGTGGTGCCTTGGAATCCAAAGTACCCGCACGATCATTTGATCTTACCAAGTGGCGCGTAATCCAGTATGATCAGAGGGGGTGCGGCCGATCGACACCTACAGGACTGGATGGGCTCAAGGCGAATACAACCTGGCATCTCGTGGCCGATATAGAACGTCTTCGCGAACATTTGGGAATTGAGAAATGGCTCGTCTTTGGTGGCTCCTGGGGGTCCACACTGGCTCTTGCCTATGCAGAGAAGCACCCGGAACGTGTATCAGGTCTTGTGATTCGAGGAATCTACCTTGGAGATTCATGGGAAACCGACTGGCTCTATAAGGAAGGCGGAGCCTCTCAGCTGAATCCGGCAGGTTGGGCATCCTTTGCCTCGGTCGCGAAAGGTAGCAAGGCCAAAAATCTCACACGGGCCTATCACCGTCTCCTCCATTCACCTAAGAGGGCCACGCGGAAGGCAGCCGCTAAGGCCTGGACACGATGGGAACACTCTCTCTCTTTTTTGAAAGCGCGGCCCGACAGATCAACCGAGCCTGAGCAGGAGAATATGGCCGTCCTGGAGAATCATTACTTCAGCCATACCTGCTGGTTAAAGAAGGGACAACTTGTAAAGGAAGCCAACCGGCTTTCTAAAATTCCGACTACAATCGTGCAGGGGCGCTATGATTTAGTCTGTCCACCAGCATCCGCATATCGGCTCAAAGCGGCGCTGCCCCACGCCACCCTAGTCATGACAACAGCGGGACATGCGGGATCGGAACCAGAGACAAATGTAGCTCTCCGAAAGGCAACGGATGAAATGCTTATGTGCGTCTAGCTTTCTTGGAGCGACGGGTACCACCACGAGGACCATCGGTAGGAGCAACAGGATCACCAGCTGCAGCGACAGCGACAGGAACCACCGGTACAGGATTATACATTGCTTGTATAAACATCGGCTGACCACCTGGACCTACATAGGCCGAGATTCCGCCTTTCGGCAGATATCCTTGACGTATTTTATCGTTTACTAAATCTGTTAGACCAGGAAATCTAGCTCTTCGCCTACTAGGAGGTGGATCAATAAAGTCATCATACGTATTAATACTTTTATGTTCAACTACAATATAGCTCATCTCTACTATTCTGTACTATTTTATTGCAGAATAATAAGGGATGCGATCATATCCAGGTCCACCGCGATACTATGGCAGTCTGTCAAAAACGAAAAAGGCTAAGAGAGCGGCAGAAATTCGCAAATTTGGAGCTATGGGCTGGAAAGATCCTGCGGCCTATGTGGGCTTCAAGACGGATAAGGGGATCAAGACTCGGAAAAGTGGCTATACTGCAGCATGGCGCCAACGATTTCCTGATGCACATTCACTAGAGGCCAAGGCAGCTGCAACGGGAGTGCCCCTCCGTTTTATAAAAGCCTGTTACAACCGCGGGATGGCGGCCTGGCGTACAGGACATCGCCCGGGTGCTACCGAACAACAATGGGGGTATGCACGGGTCCATTCATTCCTTTTATGCGGTAAAACTGCGCAAACTACTGATTCCGATTTAAGACGCGCAGCTATCGCAGAATCTCCCTCTGCTGCTGCCTGGTATCGTTCAATTCGCTGCCCTCTGTAGAGATGCCTGGACACAAAACACGCAAGGCACGACCTTCTCCGGTAGCTTCTGCAACCTGGTCCCCTGAAGGCCGCATCTTTCCTGGAGGCGATAAGCGTCGGTGGGTGGTGACCAAGACGGCCAAAGGTGTAAAGCGGTGGACCCCCTATGAACGCACAGCCATCCTGGGATATGCGCCTCTCACTGTAGATATCTTGGCCAAGAATAAAGGGAAGCCTCTTAAGGTCTATGAGAGAGCTATAGAATATTTTATGGATGAATGGCCAAAGGGGCCGAAGGATTTTGATGTCAGCTATGAAATCACCCCGACCGGCGATGTAACCTTTGGCGGTAAAGTGCGTAAGGATTGGCTCAAGACACAGAAGCCTCGTCTTCCTTCTCGCGATTATCGGAACAATGTAATGGGTACCTACTCCACGCAGTTTGGGAATTACCAGGGCCCTATTCATGTGGATCCTATTACCAAGTCCCTGGTCAGCTCAAATGTTGATAATACAGAGGCTTTTGTTAAAATATAAAATGTGACGGTGCCACCTATGCGCACTGTAGAATTCAATGCGGGATATCGTATATGTTAAAGCCCGGAACTATGATTTGATAAAGCCCCATTATACGGTCCCACCAACGGTCCCACCAACGGTCCCACCAACGGTCCCACCAACGGTCCCACAACAGGCTTCTGAAAGCACCAAGAAAAAGAAGTCTCCTAAGAAGTCCATCCCTAAACACGTAAAGACGCTCGTATGGGATAAGTATATAGGGGCCGACAAGGCAGAGGCTGCCTGTTGCTGCTGTCTATCGACCCCAATTAGTATCCGGAACTTCCACTGTGGCCATGTGATTTCAGAGGCCAATGGGGGCGACCTCACAATTCAGAATCTCCGACCTATCTGCGCACCTTGCAATTTATCGATGGGTCGGCAGAACATGGATGAGTTTACAAAAAAATACTTTGGATGGTCAGTGTAAGGCCCATATAAACACCACAAAGTAGAGAAGGGCAATGGCGTCCACACCCGCTTCCATGTTTCATATCGTAACGACCGGACTTCAGGATCTAGAACGCCTGAATGCACCGAAAGGCCGCCCAAGCATTCGCTTTTACAGTGCAGTCTTCATGAGAAGGACTCGCTGGGCCTCCCAGTGGCGCCGCGTAGAGTTCGATAATCTGGCAGATTTTGGGAAGAAGGCCACTGTCACACTCCCTCAGCTGGGGGAGCTTATAAGTAGAGTCATTTTGGTAGTTGATATGCCCGATATCTATACCATTCAACAACAGGCGGAGGCAGCTGCCCGATCCACTGGGTCCGAATTTTCTCCTAATACAATTATCGGGCCCAAATGGAATTGGACAAATAGCATCGGCCATGCCCTGTGTAGCAGTATAGAACTTCAAATTGGAGATCAAGTTGTCGATACACTGGATAGTCGACTCCTGGAAGTTCTCGATGAGCAGATTCGACCAGTAGAACACTTTGATACTACAAACACCATGATTAGCCGTGATCCAGTTGCCTATACATCCACAGTAAGTACCAAGCCAACTACGCTTGAAATTATCCCACCGTTTTGGTTCAATCGGGGCCCCGGCCCCCAGGTGTTGCCGATTCAGGCCCTCTCGAAAGATAAGGTGCAGATTACAGTGAACTTCCGCCCCATCCAACAATGTGTCTATACTGATGCCAGAATCGATTCCCGGAATCCACCTCTTTCTGGAAACCAAGGGCTCGGCCCCATGCCCAACATAGCAGCCTGTGGCTTCTTTCAAACAGATGCTGCAACTGGTCAGACTATTTACAATATGACCCGCACTCCGGTAGGCACTGGATTTGATCCCTCTTTAACTCCCCTCGGATCCCTTGTCCCTGGAATCGTAATGCCATCGTCTTATCACTTTCTGGATGCCTATTGGATTGTTGAATATATCAGTCTAGAAGATCGTGAAGCCGCCGCTTTTCGCATGGCCGATCTCCAGCTTCCCATTGAGCAACATCTAGCGGTCCCCCCTGTGGAGACAGGCGGAGCCTCTTCCATCCGAATTCCGATCAATGAAGGCGGACTTGTGCGTGATATGACGTGGGTGGCCCAACGCATAGAGGCACCCTCCTATAATGCCTATTTCCTGTTTAGTCGCGATCTAGTTCAACCGAGGCCCGGACTTACGGAATCAGAGATCCCTTGGTGGCCCGATGCAGTGATTCCCAATTGGGATTATGGCGATGGGTTTATCCAACCAGCCTTTATGACCCGACAGTCTGACCCGCTTAAGGCCGCTACTCTGTGGTATAGAGGGCAACGTCGCTTTGATCATGAGGCTCCCTCTTTTTTCCGCTCATTGATTCCAGCTCTGAACTGCCAACGGGCGCCCCTCATAGATCGGTATATCTATCGCTATGATTTTGGCTTCTGGCCAACGGGAGGCCTAGCCGATGCGCTCACAAAACCAGTGGATCAAGTACGTGGCTTTTCAAACTGGGACAAGATTCCCAAGAAAGAACTGGATTTAAGTCTGGATACAGGATGCGGGTTTACCTGGGCTGTAGACACTACACAGGCTGCTGTAACATTTACAGATCCATTGCGTGAAATTGCATCCTATTTTTCATCAGGAACACAGGCCTTCCGTGTAGATCTTTCGGGATCTGCAGGGCCAGGACTCTACGGCGGTGCGGGGGCCACGGTCAGTGGTATTCTCAATTATCAACAACTGCGATCTTTGCCCAATTTTAGTAATATTATTGCGCGTGTGGTACCCGGTGGATCCGCAGCTCTGGCCTTGCAGACTTTTGATGGGACTTCCTTTGGATATCAGTGGTTAGCGGTTGCGGGGGCCGGTGGGGCGGGGACAATAACCACGTCGGGGGGGAGTGCCGCGGGTGCCGTGAGTATTGCGTACCAGGGTGGAAATGCACCTCAAACTCAAACCCACGAGGATGTTTCGGGAACTGCAACAACAGTACTCACTAATTATATTCCAAATTATACAATCAGTTCTTTTTTTGGTTTTAGTAGTCCCATATTTACTGTGACTCAGCCTGGCACTATTTATGGATGGCGTGTTCTTACAGGTTTATCAACAGTAGCATTAGGGAATAGCATTACAATTAATGGTACTTTTTACCCAGGTCCATCTTTTGCAGCCGGATCGCCTTCTATAGAATGGCATACTGTTACATTAGGAACACCAATACAAGTACAATCCGGTGATACCATCCGTGTGAGTCATGGGAATAATAGTGAAAGAAGTTATAATTGTGCTATGAACGGACTCTTTGCTATTGCTGAAATAACTGTGCAGAAAGCAGTCAGTACACTGGGTGGAGGCGGCGGCGGTCGTGGGCCGACCTTAGCACCCGGCCAACCGGATGGATCTGCAATGCCGACAACGGAGGTCTTTATTCTTTCTGCACAGCAGACAGGCGGATCTACCTATTTGGCAAATGGAGGAGATGGCTTCACGGGCGGCGGTTCGGGATCCTTGGCAGGAGGAGGCGGGGGCTCGTATGTAAGTCGATTCATGACCGGGGTAACAACAAATGACGGTTCTTCAGAAGGACCCTCATCTATTACTATTACGCCCTTGGTTTCGGTACCAAATCCAAAGCCTAACTTTACTATTTATATTTGGATGACAGCGTATAATTTATTGCGGATCACGGGAGGGCGGGGTGCATTAATGTTTTCGGCTTGAGCGTTTCGACTTCTTCTGCTTTTGTTGTCTTTGTTGTCTTTGCTTTCTCTGACTCTTACGACTCTTACGGTAGCGGCGACCTCCTTCTTGCGTTTCAGAAACAGGCTTGGGGTCTTCAGTTGCTGCCGCTGCCTGTGCCGCTGCCGCTGCCTGTGCCGCTGCCTTTGCCTGTGCATTTGCTGCCGCTTGTGCATTGGCTGCCGCCTTTGCGGCCTTGGCGGCTGCAATTTTATCTGCATTCTCCTGCATTAACACACCTCCACTTGCTGTGGGGGGCCAATCGCTCTTGACTTCTTCTGTGGAAGATCCAATGCCCATATCTACTAAGGGCCAACAAACTCGTGCACCGGCCAAAAGTTGACAGCCTAAGGCCCCCGACCTATACAAAGGCACGATGACGACAAACTACACCGCTGAATCTTCCGCACTCGCAGAGTTTCCCGCCTGCGCATCATTTGATGAAATGGGACTTAATGAGAATATTCTCCGCGGTGTCTATGGCTACGGCTTTGAGAAGCCTTCCGCAATTCAGGGTCTTGCGATTAAGCCTCTTCTGGCAGGCCGGGATGTTCTAGGACAGGCTCAGTCCGGGACCGGCAAGACAGGTGCCTTTGGTATCAACGCAGTGAATCGAGTGGATCCTGATCTCAAGAAGACGCAGGTGCTTATTCTAGCACACACACATGAACTTGCTGAACAGATTTCCAATGTCTTGAAGGCGATTGGCTCCTATCAGAAGATTCATGTGACTCTTGCAGTAGGTGGCAGCCCGAGACACCAAAATGTCCGTGAACTCCGTGCAGGGGCGCACATCGTAGTCGGTACCCCCGGCCGTGTCTACGATCTTGCAACATCGGGTGATCTTCGCTACTCTGATCTCCGCTGCTTTGTGCTTGATGAGGCCGATGAAATGCTTCGTGACCGCTTTGGGGATCAGGTCGGAGAGATCATCAAGTTGAACGGAGGATTGCCATCCGAATGTCAGGTGGCCTTCTTCTCCGCCACTATGCCGCCGGAGGTGCGTGAACTGGCAACTGATATCCTGAAGGATCCCGTAAAGATTACACTGAAGGTGGCGGAGGTCAGTCTTGACGGCATCAAGCAGTTTTCTGTGCCGCTGGACGATGATAGTCAGAAGCTCGATTGCATCTGCGACATCTTTGAGTCCATCAGTATTCCGCAGTCGATTGTCTTTACAAACTCGAAGGATCGGGCAGAACGTCTATTCAAGGCTCTGACGGATCGCGGCTTCCCTGTTTCGCTGATTTACGGTGAGCCGATGACCCAGGCCATCCGCCATTTGCGCATGGAGGAGTTTCGGACTGCAAAGACGCGTGTTCTAATCTCTACGAATCTTCTGGCCCGTGGTATTGATGTACAGGGTGTCAGTGTAGTGTTCAACTTCGATCTGCCCTCCTTTGAGGACAAGGAGAACTACATTCACCGCATTGGGCGCTGTGGCCGCTTTGGTCGTAAGGGAACCGCTATCTCATTCTTGAATCCTGAGGAGCAATCGAATATGGGAATGATTTCTTCTCATTATTCCTTCAAGGTAGAGCCTCTGCCGCATGATCTGAAGGGCGTGGTCAACTAAGTAGACCAAAAGTGATCGGCGTGATCACCCCAATATTCTTTTGTCACCATTATGCAGGATCATCCCCAACACTGTAAGTCTGACTTACCTGATGAGATGCGGATCGTTGACCAGGTGATGAGAATGTCAGATCGGCATCTTCTCCATCATGATAGCGAGTCACGCCCCGTTGGTTGCTCAGAACGCCCGTCACAGAAGTAAACCGGGCAAGGGCAGGAGGGGGGGCTGAAACAAGATAGCCTCCCATTGCACGAGGGAAACCATCGACGGACGGTGGCGGTGGCGGTGGTAGATCCCGAAGAGCACAGCGCATGTCAATAAGTTGTCCCTTCATGCGAAGCATGAGTGGACGAATGGAAGCGCCAATCTCGGTCAATAGACTCTGAATCTGTGGGTCTAGATCAGCAGCTGTTGAGCCTCTTGCCGTATTTTCCATAAAGGTCACCCCCTGTTGGAGAACAGCGGCAACTCGTGCGCGGATGATTTGTTCCTGAACTTCGACATTGACATCTACCAGATTGATTACGGGTATTGTCTCAGTTTCTTCTGTGGAGGTAAGTGTAACCGTGGCCCCTTCGATTCTACTGTCACCGTCGCCGTCGATCTGAAAGACAGACCAATAGGGGCGACCAGGAACAATTCCACCAATGCGTCGGCCTCCCTCCACGCCGTTCAGTTCAATGGAGGTTACACCGAATCCAATACCATTGACTTGGAGCCTTGCATCATGAAGCACTTCTGTGCGTAGGCCTTCAAGAAGATCCGCCATGGAGAGTGGAAGAGTTGTCTCACTGTCCACGTAGGTGTAAGTTGCACAGCTTTGGACAGCCACACGGTTCAGAAGCCGACGGTTATGATCAGCGCCATAGCCAAGTGTATGAATAGGAGCTCCGTGGAATCCAGCTAGAAGTGCCATGATTCCTTCATTACTGGCAACACCTGCCGTGATTTCTCCATCCGTCAGGATAATGACTGCATCATAGTCGGTGTGCAAGGGGGCCATATGGGTAATACCAGCACCGAGATCGGTGTTGCCTTCTACTTCGATGGCGGCTACTGCAGACAGAAAGGTACCGATCCCCGGCTCATCCATCTGTAATCGGCTGACAATAGTACGGCCGCCACTGGAAAAGGTAACTACTGTACAGAAATCCATAAGTCTAAACATGGGTGCAATTGCTGCCAGTGTCTTCTTTACTGCAGCAAGACGTTCCCCTGACATACTGTAGCTGACATCAAGAAGGAAGCCCACATGAAGAGGTTTTGCGGTCCTTGCCACTGTCTCTTTCTCAACACGGACTGCCAAATAGGGGTGAACATAGGTTGCGGCCAATGAACTCATCGTGCGGCCAAAAACAAAACGGAACCTCGGGGTCACCTTTTGCTGCTGGTCAAGTGACTTGGTAAAGCTTCAACATGGTTGGGATAATCAAAGGTGGTCCATCAGCATCCTCCCCCCTATGATGAAACGCAACTGAGTAATCATCACAGATAAAGATCATAGAAGGCAATGGATGAAGTGGTGGCATTTCATGGAAATAGGTAATCACATTCACATAGGGAATGGGGTCAGGTAGGACGGGGACAATATGAAGTCCGACGCCGCGCCCCTGGGCCACAGAGGCCGGAAGTGCCCATTGAAAGGGCTGGACTTCTCCTGCACGAACTCGAAGTGTAGAGAGAACACCGTCCCTGTCAAAGAGAGATACAAGAAACTCTGGGCTGTCAATCTCATTGATTCCCCCCACCACAATCTTTAGTCCCGTCCACCAGGCATGGTCATGCAAATCAATCAGCGTTTCCCTGATTGTAGCGCCATTGTATGCTGTTTGCTTTGTCTTATATCCAGTTTCCGGACTTTCAAGAGAAGGAGGCCATACGGTTCGAAGAATTGATTGGATCGTCGTCATCGTGCGACTCATCTTGCAAAGGGCAAATGGGGGTCACCTTTTTTAGCAAGAGCCTCATCATAGGGTGCCTGTAGTTCTGGTGAATCAGCTTCGCGGTAATCCCTTACAGAATAGAGCTGTGTTCCTGCTCGGGCTCGTATAATAAAGTATCCTTTGGTCACAAATAGATGGCGTAGAATAAACATGGAACCCGTTGGGGGATACAAATAGGTTGAGCGAATCCATTGCGATCTGTCCTTTACAAGCTGGGCTGCACTGAGAACAACGCCATCCGATGTCTGTTGACATTGCCGACAATATTCCATGATCGTGGCGGTTACAGTATTCGAATGAGGAGATAGAGCATCTCCTATCTGAATCTCGTGAAGTGGTTTCCATTGACCGGATGCCATCAGAACTAAAGAAGTGGGATCAATACCCAGGCTGTAATCGGCAACAGGAAGGCCTGGGTTACTGTAGGGCCCATTTAAGATGCGCTCTGCTGCCTCTTGAGACCTAAACATCACGGCCGGTTCTTCACTTTCTTCGTAATCAGCAAATTCTTCCACTATTCCTATTTGATTGAGTACTGGAATTGTATTTGTATTTGTCCCAAGACACCAGATCCGCGGATAGGAGGCGCAGGAATACGCGGCAGGATGCTGTTCCGCTCGAACCATTCTCCCCGCAGAGCGTATGTAATGATTCCCGCTAACTTTGATTCCATGAATAGAGACCATCTCCGTCTGAAGGCCGTTGAATTCATACACAGAGGTCACAATCACGCCATCCTCCAGCTGCTCTCCGATCTTAATTTGGCAAATGAGTTTTTGGGTGCCATCATTCATAGCAATTACAGTATTGGGGTGAAAGCAGCATATGTCGGCACCTGCAAAACCCGCAATAAAAACAATGAGTGGATTGCAGATAAGATTGGAGCCAAATGTAATCGCCGAAATACCTGCAAAGACTATGGAGAAGAAAGAGCCATAGAGGCGCCCAAAGATATCCTTGATGCGCACAGCCGACATACGGATCTGTGTGCCGACGAGACGCATGGAGTTCATAAAATTTACAACAAAGGCTTCAAACCCGCTTATGAGACCCATGACTCCTGTCTCGATGCTTTCTGCTTCTTCGTAGACCCCATCCACAACTCCCATAATTTCTTCAACTGCCGCATAAATAGGATTGATGACCCCTGGGGCGTGTTCTTTTACCAATTCACCTACACAGAAATTCATTGTTTCTTTCAAGTTATGACCATAGAAAGAGGCAAAGGGTGTAATTTCGGGTTGACAACGATAAAAAGGCCAATTTGCGCGGATAATTTTGTAACTATTCATGGCAACGAGCACAAATAGAATACCTGCAAAAGCGGCGATGATTCCAATTGCATAGAGTGGTGAAAAGGGGATATGAAATGTTCCAAGCAGAGCTGGGTTCGCAGCTGAGCCCATGGATGTCATCCATAGTTCATTCGCATGGAGAGCTGCTTGAAGAGCATCGAATGCTATTTGTGGCTGCTCTGATAGCTCTTTGGTATTTATGGGTGTATCATTATTATTTATTGGTAATTCCTTAGAGGTCGGACTCTCACTCTTTGCCAAGCTCACAGTCGCTGCGCTCATCCCTACTCATTCTTAACCTTTAAAACTATAGGAAGAGCGCACCCAATTACGGTCCATCAGAAAGATAGCTGATGAGGGAGGACTAGAATTCCGTGTGTAAACATACAAGGCATTTAATTTGCGAAAGAGAGAGAGAGCTCCATAGGCAGCCACTGCCTTGTCCAACGCGGCCCTCCTGGCCTGAACTGTCATGGTGATCACGTGATCGTAGCCAAATCGCGAGAGTTCCCCAGATTTAAGGGGGCCAATACCGGGCCGACAGGGTCCCGGGTGTCGCACTGTCTTGCGTCGATTACGGATCATCCCTTTCGGACAACTA